ATTTCCTTAACTAGTTCAAATGTTTGTTTATTTACCTTCTTGCCGCGGTACATTCCGTTAGCAATTCTAACCTTTTCCATATATTACTCCCTACAAGTATTAACAATGTAGGGTTATTATACATGAACGTTTGTATGTTTAGTCAGTAATTGCTGTATCGATTACCCAATCAGCACTAAAAGTTTCGTCAGCTGACACAATGTTATGGAATGCGCCCGGTAAATCTCCGTCTTCTGGAGCCGGCATTGCTTCGCCTGCAATTATTCTATTTACACAAGCAGTGTTGGACGCAGAACCCATCCAATTATAATTGTCTACTAAATCACTTGCCAAAATTGCTTCATGCTCTGTGCCCTCATCGTCAGTATATGCAGTTGCAGTTTCCATAGAGTAGTTAGCACTCAACATCACTACACAAACGCTACCGCTACTTACAGTTAGTTCACCTGCAACATTTCCAGAAACACCAGAATCAATGTCAAAACTAAATAACTCAGCCAATTCGCTGTCCGAGCCTACATTGCTCAATGTTCCATTAAAAACTTCAATTCCATTGAACGTGAAAGCGCATGTGGCGGTGTCGGTATGTCCATATACTTTAATTGTTCGTGTTGTCATTCTTGTTACTCCATTATGTTTAATATTACTATTTATTCTATTCGTGTTATATCTTCTTCAATGCACTGGTCGCCGTATTGTATCTCTATAATGCGTACAGGTTCATTAGTACAGTTGCTTAGTCTATGCCAAGAATTTTCAGGCACTGTCAATTGTTCGTACATCTCATATTCTCTGTTAGATAAAACCTGCGAACTTTTTCCTTGTTCGACAGTAGGAGTTCCCTCTGACACGAACCAAAATTCATTGCGGTGCTGATGTTTTTGTAGGCTTAAACTTTTTCCAGGTTCTACAGTAAGTTCTTTAACTTTATGTGTTGCGCTTTCGTGAATGACACGGTAATAACCCCATACACGTTCTGTTTTGGGTGCCATCCATTCCTTTAATATCCATGACGATGAATTCTTTTTATCATCGCCGCCAATACCAAAGTGATATTCTATCCTGTGCCATCCACAAATGCATTCACAATCCATTTCAGGAATATTTTCTTCTGTTCTATCACCACCATTAATAAAGTTAATTGTGGCACCATGATGCATTCTAAATGCCATAGCAATTGCATCACATGCTGTGTTATCATCGTCGTCAAATACAATTACGTCTTTAACACCTTTGATATTACGTAGTATTTCAACACGTTCGCTTAACGGCATAAATGCACGACCTTTCTTACGTGCTAACCATTCATCGCTATTAACAGCAACTACAAGTCTGCCGTACTTCTGTGCTTCTTTTAAGTAAGCAATATGCCCACTGTGAATTGGGTCAAACCCACCTGTGACCAATGCTACATCCATATTATTGCCCGTACCAAATATTACTGTAATCTAACCACGGAAGAACCAAATCTTCACGTCTCATATAACCATATTCATTAACACTATCAATACCGGATTCAGGTATTAATTTCTTATCTGCCAAGTCATACCAAGTTGTGGTTGTTGGATTCATTGGACTTATGTCACTTTTGTATACAATTGCCTTAAGCCACTTATCATTAAACTGTTGTTGGAAAAATCCCGAGTTACAGTCAAATCCATTTACTGCTAGAATATGTATCAGGGAATCCAATGTATGGTTATAATAATGAAAATTGGGTTGCCCAGATATTAATTTATTATATTCTAAGTTGGTGGTACTTGGTACTTGTAATACTAACATACCATCTTCAGTTAACATATCATGCCAATATTCCAATGTTTTAAGTGGATTTATCGCAAATTGAAAACTGTCATGACAATACAACACATCAAACTGCTTATTGTCAATCGGTGTTTCAAAATCATGTTTTATATATGTTATATTATTGCTCTTAGATAAAACATTATCATTGGTATCAATTCCAGTACATTCAATATTTAACGGAATTATTACTCCATCGTCATCTAGATTACGTGTTGCCCACCATTCCAAGTCATAACCTTCCTTTCCGCAACCAAGATCACAAACACTATCAATACTTTCCATAAAATCAGGATAAGCATACAACAGTTCCAATGTTTTTAAACTGTGCTGATGACTTTCTACTTCTGAACTAAAACTCATTTAATTAACTCTAACATATATTTTTGTTTTGTATACGGGTGTTGTTCATTTAATTTATACAACAGATTAACATTATCATTTATTCTTTCCCACAAAGACTTCCTTAACGTATTAATGTCATTTAACGTATTATTACTTATAAACGTTTGTAGAACACTTATCATTTTTTTCATTCTTTTGTCTGGATCAACGATAGTGTCATAAGAATGATCTATTACATCATCAAACACATCAAAGCCCAAATCCCTAACTTCCTGAACTGTTCCGGGTACAGCAAACCATATTGGTATTTGTCTATATGCAAATGGCTTCAATGATTTTTCAGATATAAATATTTCTCTCCACGAATCGTCATCTGTTTGTGAACTTGTTTCAACCGCTACATTGAACAAACAAGCAAAGAAATTAGTATCGTCGTGATGGTGTTGTACTTTGTAATTATCTATTATTCCGTCAAGTAAAATAGGAAGTTTGTAAGGACTTATTGCTTCTTTCAAGTTAGGTAATTCAGTTATCCATTTATTTGACTGTGATCCACAACTTAACAAAAAGTCTTCCGGTTTGAAGTTATCTAAAATGTTTTTTGCTAGTGTCGCTCTGCCCACAGATGCCCTACGCATTAAAGAAATAAAATATGTAGACAAATGTAATTCATTCCATTTAACATCTAAATTCCGTACATGGTTTACAAACCCACAATGTGCTACAAAATGACCAGGAAAGCATACATACTTGTACGGCAATTCTTCATTAACAGTGACATTAAACAGAACCATTAACTCTAACTCAATGTCATTTGCATCTAAACTGTCTGTTGCTAATGTAATGTCACTAGGTGCTATTCCTTCATTACAACAATCAAAAATTATTTTTTGTTTATTTTTAATTTGTATATTTTCTTCTTTTGCTTGTTTAAGAAATTCATTACAAAAATTCCCTTTACGGACTATATCAAAGTCATTATTCCAATAATTGTAGACTGTTATTCCATTAAATGTATAAAACTTTGGAATGTTTATCATACTACGACATCCTCCATTCCTGCTGTTCGAAGTTTAACAATATGTCCTAATTGCCATTGCTTTGCATCTAATCCTTTCATAATGCCTAGCCAACGATTACGTAATAACGCAACTTCATTAATCAACAATTCAAAATCAACAACTTCATCTTCGCCATCTACGTATTTTTCTGCATCACGACTACTTAATGTACGTTGATATGCTTCAAGATACTTCTTAAAATACCTGCGTCTAATTCGTCTTAGCTCTATATTAAGATAATTCAACACTGCTTCTATTTCTTGTAATTGATAAAAACGTTGTTCTGTAACTCCAGGCAATTCTTTGATGTTGGTTTCTACATGGCCACTAACAGTAACTTCTTTCTTTGCATTTAATAGTTCTTGGTTGTAATAATCAATAAAACCTGGAATATTTGATAAATTTTGAGTTACTTTTGTATACCACATATTTAAATTTTAATCCATTTTAAAAAACTGTCAGGAAACACACTTAACGACAAATCACTTCTACGTCTTGCAAATTCTTGTAAAAATTCCTTTATATGTAAGCGTTGTGTTTCGTCTGGTGTAGGCGTAATTGATGTTTTAATGCTACGATGCACTGCTGTTGGCAAACAGGTAATATCTTCCAATATCTTTATTTTTGATTCTGGATCAAGTACATACGGCGCCATCATTCTAGGAGTATACGCAAATGTTGTTGTGATTTGAAGGTCATTAAACATTTTATAAAAGTCAACAAATCCAAATACAGAAAGATTAGACAACGTAGAATGAAATACAAAATTTACATCATGCTCTTTTAAGTAATTAATCTTTTCTAAAAATTCTTCCCAAACAATACCATACCGATTAAACTCAAGAAGTCCAGCAGTACACTCTGCACTAATACGTAGTTGAATATTAGCATGTTTGATTTGTTTGATTTGTTTGATGTATTTTTTAAATCGAGTAAACGAGACTCCTAGACCAGTATAGAACACTATTGTCGAACCTGTCTTCATGTTTACTTTCTCTATGATACCAAATAAATCATTATCAACAAAAGGATCACCTCCTGTGACAATTAATTCATTTGCAGTTTTGGAATAATAAACAATTTCATTTAGTAATGTTTGATAATTTGTGTCTTGTTTTAATTGACGCTGTTTTGTTTTGAACTTTTTTATATCAATTGGATACACATGGTTACGTTGTTCTAATTCAATACTAGGTGCTGTATAACTATACTCCCCGTTGTTTATTAAGTCACGTAGCCACGCAGTACTAAATTCCTTACAACAATACGTGCATGTTAAATTACAATTACTGCTTATAGTTAAATCGACTATTTCAGGACTTGCGTAAACATCATGATGTGTTTTGTCGCATCCTCCTTGCCATAACCTTGGACTTGAACCTCCTTTATCTTCGCTATGCCAGCAATTTTGTTCACAACTAACAGTACGTTCATTTTGTAACATTTGTTTTCGTTCAGTTACATTTATGGTACTATTGAATAAACTTCCAGTATTATTTTCAAGATCCTCGAAGTTTATTTCTTGTGGTGCGGATGCATGACAATTGTATGTTAAGTTAGAACTTAAGTCTATCTTTAAGAATTTAAACTTATAGTTACAATAGTAATTGCGTTCGTCCATACAAAAAGTTAATAATCATCCTCGTCAAAGAACTCAAACCCTTCATTATCCTCGTCAACTTCAACTTCGACATCATAATCAAGTAACGCCTTTTTAATATTGTCATTTACTGTTAAGTCTGCAATTTTTTCCGCATCAATTCCATTTTCAACTAACAATGCAACAAAATCATCCGCCGCACCCTTGATATCTGAAATATGCTCCTGCATAACTTCCCAAATTTCCAAATGTAGTTCAAGACTCATTTTCTAATTCCTGTTCAAGTTCATTATCTGTATCCATTGTTTCAATATTTTCTTCTACGTCTGTTACATATGTATCGTTGGCAATAAGTTCTTCTTCATTGCCTATATCTTCCATTAACGTATTCAAAGCACCATCGGTATTTTTTTCCCATGCCTTACGAAACATAAGAATTTCCTCACCTTCTTCAGCACCTTTAGGAAGATACTTTAACCGATTACCTTGCTTAGTAAGTAGTCCTTGCTTTTCTGCTAAGTCAACTAAACCACTGTACGGATTCATACCTGTTTCATACGGAATCTTAACTTGTACTGCTTCAAATGGCTTAGCATAACGTGTTTTCATTACTTTACACGCCGCTCTAATACCTTTAACATCCGTTACTTTATTTCCGTCGGCATCTTCTTTTAATTTAAGTTTGCGCATAGCAACTACAATAGAAGAAGCGTAAATAAAGCCTTGACCGCCACTAATTTTATCATCTGGATCGAACATGTCCTGCGATGCATAAGTGTGGTTAGTGGCAATAATGCCAACGTTATAAGCGCCAATCATATTAACAGTATTGCGTACAAGTGCTGTTAGTGCTTTTGGCTTACGTCCTAAGTCACCTTTCATATCGCCTGCTTCAAACTGCTTAACATCTGTTGGTGTTAATAACATACCCAAAGAATCAATTACAAATAACACTTTTGGTCTATCTTCTTCTGCCATTGCTTTATAGTCTGTCATAAACGTACTGATTGTTTTAGCAACATCATCAATCATGCATAAACTAAGTTTTAGCAACTTACTTGGGTCAGTATCCACGTCTAGTGCTTGTAACCATGCTTCGTCTAGTGCATTTTCTGTATCAATTAACACAACAAAAATACCTTGTTCCTGTGC